TTATATACCTAGCGAAGTTCATTGGTCAGAAGTACCAGGCCGTGATGAAAAATGGAAGAAAGAAACTATTGCGAATACGAGTGAACAACAGTTCAACACAGAGTTTGAGTGTGAGTTTCTAGGTTCTATAGATACTCTGATATCTCCATCAAAACTAAGAGTTCTCGCATACAAGAAACCTATACAATCTAATGCTGGTGTAGATATATATGAATTACCACAAGCAGATCATACATATCTATTAACAGCTGACGTTGCACGAGGAACATCAAATGATTACTCTGCGTTTATTGTTTTTGATGTAAGTTTAGTTCCATATAAAATAGTTGCAAAGTTTAGAGATAACGAAATAAAACCACTATTGTTTCCACAAAGAATACATCAGATTGCAAAAGTATACAATCAAGCCTTTGTTCTTATCGAAGTAAATGATATTGGAGAACAAGTTGCAAACGCAATGCAATATGATATGGAATATGATAATATGATTATGGCATCTATGAGAGGTCGTGCTGGTCAAATACTTGGTGGTGGATTCTCTGGTGGTAGAGCTCAGTTGGGTGTGAGAACAACTAAGGCAGTAAAAAGTATAGGGTGTTCTAACCTTAAACAACTAGTAGAAGATAATAAAATAATTATAGAAGACTTTGATACAATCAATGAACTGTCTACTTTTATTGTAAAGGGTTCATCATTTGAAGCAGATGATGGTTGTAATGATGATATGGTTGCGTGTTTGTTTATCTTTGCGTGGTGTACAGACCAAACTTATTTTAAAGAACTTACAAACAATGACATTAGAGAACAGATGTATAAAGAAAACCAAGATCAACTAGAACAAGATATGGCTCCTTTTGGATTTGTTGTCAATGGTTTGGAAGATGAAAATATTGGTGAGATGGTAGATGAATATGGTACTAGATGGAGTCCTATAGTTAGAACTTATGAGAACGATTGGTGATTAAAAGTCCATGTGTTCAAATCTGTAAACTTATAGATAGTGTATGCGTTGGTTGTTTTAGGACAACTGAAGAAATAACTATGTGGTGTAAGTATACAGATAAAGAAAGAGATGATATTATTAAAGAAATTCAATCAAGTCGTTGTCAAGTTTTATCCAGCAATTAGAACAAACAACTTTACATTCATTCATTAGTTTGTGAACTTCTTTTCTACTTTCATTATTAGTACCAACTCGTTTTGCTTGTTTGCGAATTTCTACATCATGGGGATAGAGTTTAAGACATATTGTTTCACTCTCTCCACAATGAATACAACATTCTTCAGCAAGATGGTTGTTTAACCATTGAACTCGTTTTCGGTAGTTCCTACGAGCTACCTTTTTGATAGTTTCTTTATATTTTTCATAATGTGTTTCCATACTCTTATTTATAAGTTTTGGAACATATAAAAGTGGGTTTTTAGAAACTTAATTTTTATAAATACAAGTAAATAAAGAGTAATACTCAATTAAAGGAGCAAAAATCATGTCATTTTTAGTCTCACCTGGCGTTAATGTTAGGGAAATAGATTTAACAAATGTCGTTCCAGCTGTTGCAACATCTATTGGTGCAATTGCAGGCGCATTTGAAAAGGGCCCAGTATCTTCTGTCGTTACAATTACATCAGAAGAAGAACTGGTAAGAACATTTGGAAAACCACAAGGAACTGGTAATCAGTTTGAAACATTTTTTAGTGCATCAAACTTTTTACAGTATGCAGACAATTTAAAAGTAGTAAGAGCAGAAAGTGCCATAGTAAATGCTGGTGCAAACTCTGGTATACTTATTCGTGATGATGACCATTATCAAGCATCTTTTGAAGATGGTTCTGGTTCTCATGGAGAGTGGGCCGCAAGGACTGCTGGAACACATGGTAACTCACTTGGTGTAGATATATGTGCAAGTGCAAGAGCGTTTGCACAACCATTAGGTTCACTAAACTTAGTAAATGGTGCTGGTGCAATTGGTGACTTAGAAATTACAGTTGATGACCAAGATAGGTCAAATGCTACAATTTCAGTTGGTGACATCATTTCTTTCCAAACTGCTTCAGCTGTTGTTGCAACAGTTGCTGGTGCAATCACAGTTGCTACTAAAAACTTAGTAGTTGACGGAAACTCTGGTACAATCGTAGTTGGAGATAGAATACTCGGTGCTGGTATATCAGACGGAGATGTAGTTGTTAAAGTTGTAACAATAACCGACCAACAGAACCTTATACTTGATAAAGCAATCATAGTTGCAAATGATGTAGCTCTTGTATTTTCAAAAGATACACAAGTAGAGTCTGGTGGACAAGAGTATGAAGTAACTTCTGTTTCAACTAACACTTTAACATTTCGTTTACTTGATGACCCTGCTGGTGCTGGACTACAAACAATCATTCCAGACAACTCACTTATTACAAGACGTTGGAGATTTTCTGACTTATTTGATTCAGCTCCAGGCACATCTTCTTGGGCGATTGCTAATGCTCGTGGAGAAAAAGACGAAATTCATGTTGCAGTATATGATGTAACTGGAGATATCACAGGAAGTGATGTTGATGTTGCTGGACAAAGAACAGCTGCAATGATAGAAGTCTTTCCTAATATGTCAAAGAACCCAAAAGCAAAAACAACACAAGGTTCTAACAACTATTATTCAGATGTTATCTTTGCACAATCACAGTTTATTTACTGGACAGACCATTTTTCTGGTGGTTCTAACTGGGGAACAGATATTGCAACTGGTACAGATTACACATTAGTAAGTGAAGTTGTAAGTGATACATTAACTGGTGGTACAGATGATTACTCAACAACTGCTGGTGAAATTGAACTTGCATATGATAAGTTTGAAGATACAGAATCTTTAGACATCAATCTAGTTATTGGTGGTGCATCAAGTATTGCTGCAGATACAGAAGCTGCAATGGATACTCATGTGACAATGATTACTGCACTTGTTGAAACTCGTAGAGATTGTGTGGGATTTGTTTCTCCATATCGTGCTGCGACAGTTGGTGTTGCAGACCCAATCACAGCAACTAAAAATGTTGTAGATGGTTTCAATACTTGTCCAAGTTCATCTTATATGGTTTTCGATAGTGGTTACAAATATATGTATGATAAGTATAGTGATGTGTATAGATTTGTTCCATTGAACGGAGATACTGCTGGACTTTGTGCTTTCACAGACCAAGTTGCAGATAGTTTCTTTTCTCCTGCTGGTTTTACTAGAGGAAATGTTCGTGGTGCAGTTAAGTTATCTTTCAACCCTACAAAGGCACAAAGAGATCAACTATACAAAGCAAGAGTAAATCCTGTAACTAACTTTCCAGGCCAAGGAGTTGTACTCTTTGGAGATAAGACTGCATTGACAAAACCAAGTGCGTTTGATAGAATTAACGTAAGACGATTGTTCTTACTTCTAGAAAAAGCAATTGCAACTGCAGCCAAGTTTCAACTCTTTGAGTTCAATGATGAATTTACAAGAGCACAATTTAGAAACTTAGTAGAACCTTTCTTGAGGGATATTCAAGGTAGACGAGGTATTTCAGACTTTAGTGTAAAGTGTGATGGTACTAACAATACTGGAGAAGTCATTGATAGAAACGAATTTATTTGTGATATCTTTATCAAACCAGCAAGGTCTATTAACTTTATAACTCTAAACTTTATCGCAGTAAGAACTGGGGTAAGCTTTACAGAAGTAGGAGGTTAATCATGGGAAACATAGATGACTTTAAAGCAAATCTAATCGGTGGTGGAGCTCGTGCTAACCAGTTCAGAGTAACATTAACACCACCTTCTGGAATTGCAATCGGACTTGATGTTCGTAGAACCTCATTTCTAGTAAAGGGTGCTCAATTGCCTGCATCTACATTAACTGAAATGCCTGTGCCATTTAGAGGTAGAAATATCTACCTTACTGGTGACAGACCAGCTCCAGAAACTTGGAGTGTTACAGTTTATAATGATACAGATTTTATGATAAGAAACGCAATGGAATTATGGCAAAATGGTATCAATAGTTATGTTGATAATACTGGAGTTATTTCTCCATCTGATTATCAAACAGATTTAACTGTTGAACAACTAGATAGAGATGATACAGTTCTAAAGAGTTATATCTTTAGAAATGCATTTCCAACAGTTATTGCTGCAATTGAATTATCAATGGATGAAGCAACTGCAATTGAAGAATTTGCTGTTGAATTTAGATATCAACATTTTGAGCCTTCAGGCGTTAGTTTCTAACCTACTAAATAGAAGACAATAGTAGGAGATATTATGGCTGAACTTTTTGGTTTTAAATTTGAAAAAATAAAAGACTCTGGCTCTCAAGAGAAGTTTACTGAACCTAGTTCAGATGACGGAACTCTTGAGGTCGCTGGAGGTGGTTTCTATTCACAACTTTTAGATACTGATGGTAGAGAACGAACTGAAATGGATTTGGTTCGTAGATATCGTGATATTGCACAACAACCAGAGTGCGATAGTGCGATTGAAGACATCATCAATGAAGGAATTGTTGCGAATGAAAAAGACCAAGCAGTCGCAATCGAACTTGACCGACTTTTACTACCTAAAAGAATCAAAGACAGAATCAGAGAAGAATTTGATACTGTCCTTGAACTTTTAAATTTTGATACAAAAGGACACGACATATTCAGACGTTGGTATGTTGATGGAAGAATGTTTTATCATAAAGTTATAGACCAAAAGAATCCAAGATTAGGTGTTCAAGAGTTAAGATACATTGACCCCAAAAAGATTCGTAAAGTCAAAGAAATTAAAAAAGATAGGAAAGCTGGAACAAGTGTAGACCTTGTTAGACAAGTAAATGAATATTATCTTTATAATGATAAAGGTTTAAAGGGTGGAACTAACGAAGGTATAAAGATTGCACCAGACAGTATAACTTATGTACCATCTGGATTAATCGACCAAAACAGAGGTCATGTTCTTTCCTACTTACACAAAGCAATCAAACCAGTTAATCAATTAAGAATGATTGAAGACTCTCTTGTTATCTATCGTGTATCAAGAGCCCCAGAACGTAGAATTTTCTATATTGATGTAGGTAACTTACCTAAAGTTAAAGCAGAACAGTATCTTAAAGATGTTATGAATAGATATCGTAACAAATTAGTATATGATGCATCTACTGGTGAAATCAGAGATGATAGAAATCATATGTCAATGTTAGAAGATTTC